ACGTTTCTTAGGACCTTTCTCAGCAGCTTTGGCGGCTGCTTCTTCTTCATCTGCATCACCCTGGTATTCTGTACCGTATGTTCCACGATGGCGTACACCAGTTGAGGTCTTGGTTAGTTCACCTTCTTTAACTGGATAGGTTTTTCCATCAACTTCAAATTCTTTAGCACCAGCAGCTTTGGCTCGGGCCAGCGCACCAGAAAATTCGTTGCCTTCTTCCATGTCACCTTCTGCTACTTCAGGTGGTAATCCGTCATCGGCACCAGCAACTTTTCGCTGCATAGCAATTTTATTCTTTTCACGCTGTAGTTTGTTAGGCTGTGCTGCTAATTTAGCCTGTGCAAACTTGTCCAATCCCAGCTGATCAGCTGGTAACTTGGCATAAGTAGCAGTCTCTTTGACTTTCTTGGCAATGTCATGTGCCTTGGTGATAGTGCTCTTCTTCAGAGGCGGCGCATCACCAGTGCTCTTCATTGCCTGTGCCATGCCAACAGCATAAGGATTTTTTGCCTTTTCAGCAATATAGGCTTCTGACAATTTCTTTTCTATGCCAGCAACACCGGTCATAATGCTACCTTTGGCCTCTACACTTTCGTAGATGGGCTTACTTTCAGTAGTCTTGGAAGCCTCTTTGGGTTCCAGATTTTTTAGTGTGTTTAAAATATTGTATATGTTGTTGGACGACATGATATTACTTTCCTTTTCTCACTGGGCTAGGGATTTTATTCTGGTGTGTACCGACGGGGCTTGTAGTTCCTTCTTTGTCAGTAGACATAGCACCAGCAGTTTTTTCTGTTGCTGCAAATTCGTATTTGCGACTTTCCAATTCTTTTAACAGGCTACCCACACGAACTTGGCCGGCCAATTCCTGCCCACCAGCATCAGCAGTCAATTCAGGCTCATTTAAATATGCACCTTCGTGGTCTTGTCCGCGCAGCTCTGCTTCGTCGGTATAACCATGTTCATCCAGTGTGTATACGCATACACACTCAGAATTGAGACCCGCACGTTCAGCTACCAGCTGACGAATCTGTGGAGCGATTGTTGGGTAATTTACACCAATATCAATGACATAGCATTCGCAAGGTCCCATTTTGGGAAAGTCTCGGTGTTCCTGGATGGGTAAACGTTTGGGAGCTGTGATTGTTTCTAGTTGGAAAGCTTCTAGCGCACTCTTAAGGCGCTCCACTGCTGGCTTATCCATTTCGTGTTGGGCAATTTTGATCCTAAATTCATAGATCTTTTTTGCTTCGTACATGTATTTTTGGAATGATTTCATCGCATTAATCCTGTGTAGTAGTATTTAGCCTGCACTATTACTTTTGGGTTGACTGGTTGCTTAGAATTTGCCGGAGAAGTTCGTTTCTGTCTAAAACGATGCCTTTTCCCTCTACAGGAGCAGCGGTTCCACCCTCACCTTTGGCGTTATCCTTGGCTATCTGATGATCCAACTTGGCTTTCTGCATCTGTAGTTGCAGGGTTCTGAGCTTACGATCCATTTTGGCTGTTTTGGCTGTGATGGCCATGCCCAGCATACTGCTGGCAGTCTGTAGTATAACACCAGCAAATCTGGGGTCAACATTAAGACCCAGGTCCATCATATCTTCTGCTTTACTTTTGGCGTAGTCTGCCAACTCGTCCATTTCGTCATCTGATGCATCCAGAGCACGAACACTGGGCATGGCTGCATCTAGTTTATCAATGGCAGTATCCACTTGTGCGATCATTTCGCGATTTTCTTCAATAAACACTTTAGCTTCTTCCACGGTGGGGGAATCTTCGTCAGTAAACGTGGGAAGGTTTAATATTTCTTCTAATTTTTTGGTCATATCGTATTTACTAACCAATATGATATATTAGAATATCTTTGTATTCAGCTAATCCGTATTTGCGCCAGTTGCTACTGCAATGTAAATTACATCTGGGGAACATACCAGCTGTGCCCAGTTCATAGTTGTATACGCCATCCAACTCAAAGTAATCAGCTGGGTTTTTGTTCAGCATACAATGATCCACATCGTATAGTTCTGACACATTACTAACTGGGGTATAGTTTTCTGGGTGACTGATAAAATCTGATTGAAAGTCCAGATATTCGCTGAACCGCTTGAATTCTTTTTTCCAGACCACAGTTTTTGCCACATCAGCAGTGACGGCATCTAGCGGCATTATGACACTGTATAACCAATCGGGATTGGCATCCGGGCCTGGTTCGTCTATATGCATACTGTGTGGTATATACTGACGTTGATAAGCTACCCAAAAATGGACATCCTTGGGAATAAAATTATGTATTAGTTGTGCTGCTAGTTTGTATCCAGGATCATCAAATGTCAGCTGGCGTCTGCGATCCTTGACATCCCAGTTGTCCAATCCCCATTTGCGTTTGACATCATCAGGCGTTGCTGATATGACTGTATAATCCTCAGCCGCAAAATACTGATCCCAGTCAGCTTTAAACCAATTGATGGTTTCTAAACTTACAAAATCAACTAATGTTCTGACCATTTCTTGCCTGTTCGTAACTACGGTTTATAATGGGATTCCAGCGTCTGCCATCCCAGGCACCATGTACGATAATGTGAATACGTTCTTCATCGCTGTCATTGAATACCACATGCTGATAGTGGTTGTTAAACATCATAACACTACCAGTATCTCGAAATGGTATTAGCCCACGTTCAGTAACAAACTTGCAGCCCACGGGATTGTTTAAACTGATGTTGGTTGCTGCACCCAGATTACTAGTCCGGTTGTCGCTGTGTTGTACAATATAACCACCAGGCCTCAACAACATAAAACGTAGTCTGTGGTAAAATTGAAAGGGAAACTGATTTTTAAAATAGTCTGTGGTCACAGGACATAAGTCAGCAATGTCAGTCCATGTGTATGGGGCAGTATCGTGAGTGTAACCATACATATTGGGTGCGTCTGTCTGTTCAGCACTCATGCCGTGTATACATAAGCTCATCCAACCTTCACCGTCGCCTTCGCGATGAGTTACAAAGCGATGTCTAACAGCCCGGGCCTCTGCCAATATCTCAGCATAGGGCATGGATATATCCATTTCTAAATACGGCAGATGGCTTTCTCTGAATATCCATTCAGCACGTTTCCACTCATTTTCCAGTTGTGGTACTTCGGGATATTCAATTGTTCGGTGTTGGTGTTCTGCTATAAATTGTTTGACGCTGTCTAGACGTGTCATCTTTTACCTTGATGGAATAAATCATGTTCAGTGATGATTCTAAATTTAATATTGTTTGCAGCACAGTATGCTCTGGCTGCTTGCCACTTACACATATTTAACACAGCGTGAGCCTGGTCTCTTTTACTTTTAGCAGACTCTAAAGTAGTTTCTTTGCTGGGTTTGACTTCCCACATCTCTGCGTGATTCTGACCATTGGCATCTTGAAATACTACAAAAAAGTCTGGTATGTAGATGGTGTTTTTATTGGTAAATGGATTTTTATATGGTATGTGTATGGCCTCATTGGCCCACTGTAATATTGCTGGGTTGTTATCACACATACGCATCACTGCGTGTTCCCAACTACTGCGGTAATGTGGTACCTTCTTTCCCACATATTTGGCTGGATTCAATAGTTGATAAAATCCATTGGCATATTTGCTCATATTAAAATTGATCTACTGACGTACTTGCTGGTAATTGGTTGGTTGTTGATACCCAGGAAACTAGTACCTTTTCTATTTAGATTGAGGAACATGGCCAAGTAACTGTCGATCTGTCCTTTGGGCAGCTTTACAAACTCTTCTAACACACTCATGGGGTCTATACCCTGTGCTAGACTTGTGTATATAACCGCACTGGCCAGAGCATTGGCTGCGGCCACATTTCCATCGCAGTATTCTTGAAAATATCCCACAATGGCATCATTCTGATTACCAGATACTGTACTGGATACTGTAAAGAAATTATTAAAGTATTTTTTCTGATCGTTCAGTGAATTTAAGTTTACTGAACCTAAGTTGTTAGATGAACTAGCCATTTTTATAAATTCCCACGTTCGGCATTATAGGCATCAGCCTCAGCCTGTTCACGATCAAAATCAGCTTGTGTTTGAAATTGTGAGCTGGTGTAATCAACAGTGGGATTAGACCCCTGGGCAAAATTGGCTCCGCCCTCACTGGTAGCATATACTGAATTTGATCCTGATGGTGCAAAATAGTTGGGTCCGTAAGATGCAAGATCTGCTTGCCATCTGAGTCTAGTTTGTTCAGCAGTTTCACCGTTGACACCACGAGCACCAGTTTCTCCAATTGAATTTGACGGTAGACCAGACGATCCATAATCTGTGACCGGAAAGGCCTGCGCGACTGATTCATTATTACTATACATAACATTATTATTTCCGCCACCTACTCCTGGAACTTGAGATATGTCATTGTATAATATTTCTCTACTGTCAGTGCTGGCCGCATAATATGAGTTTTGACGCAATGGACTACTTCTACCAAAAGCTGACAATAGAGCACTGGTACCAGCTGGTATGCCAAAAGAATTGGTGCCATTGATACTGGCTCCGCCAAAATTAGGTATCTGTATCTTGGACAAGGGGTTATTACCATTCAATATGTTCATACCAATGGTTTTTAATTCATTGGTGGCTATCTGACCAAAGTTGGCGCCTTTAAAGTTATTAAAGCTCTTAAATGCTGTTAGTCCAGCACCCAACCAGTTGCCCTGGCCCAGCTGGCTACTCACACCATTCAATGCAGATACTAAGCCTCCTGGTCCCAATATACTTTGTGTACCACCACCCTGCGGTGTCAACGGACTTGGTGTCTTATCATAATGCAGAATAGCAAAACCATTAACGGTCTGGTCAGGCACCACCTGTCCGTAACTATATAAAACTGATTCATATGCCACGGTCATGGAGATCTCCATAACCTCATTTGACGAGTTGTTATTATGATCACCAAACTTAAAGTTGGTTATAGTGGGATTTATCAGTGTGTATTCTGTAAAGTTTCTCTGATGTAAACTGTACACTCTGATGGAGTTTAACATTCGTTCCACAGCACCATTACTGGCGTAAGCCGCTGGACTATATCCCCAATTCTGTGACTGGCGATCTGAATATTTACTAGGCTGAGCAAACGTCTGCGGTACGTGATCGCTATCACGATAATAATGGCTGTAATAATTCCACCAGAAATATCTGATGGTGTCAGCATTATCATCGTGGAATGTAATTGTTATGGGGTCGTATCTTAGTTTAGTCTGGACTACATTGGGACGGTTATAAGCGTTATAGGTCTTGTTGTCTACAGTAAATTTGGGCAGTTGTGCTGACTTAACCAACATACCTGATTCTAAAATAGCCTCGTTGGTTAAGTTGTTTAAGTTGGGATTTAAATCAAATGCCACATGGAATAAGAATCCATACTTAGGGGATAATCTGTAATTTCCGTCAACAAAAAGTCTGGTGGCGTGGCGATAATCTTTTATATTAGTACCGGCACCAGCTTGTTTTAGGAATTGATTAAAAATGTTGGCCATAATAGTATTTATATGAAAGAAAAACCTGGATTTTACTCCAGGTTTTCTATTCTATTGCGGTAAAATTAACCAGTAATTGTAGAACCAATAGTACGTGCTACTGCTGTACCAACACCAGTTCCTGTAGGTGTCTGTATAGCATTATCATACTTGATGGTTAAGTTAATGGTAGCATGGGTATTTTCAGAGTAATTAAGATCACCATAATCGACCTGGCTGATAAAGCAACCATACAATTCCCAAGTTTCTAAAACGTTGGGCTGATTGGCGCCGTTACCACCATCTAATACTTCGTAAACCAATTGGAATTTATAGTCAATGCCTGATGCCGCTGATGCTTGTTCCATAAAGTCAAACTGTTTCTGCAATTGTTCGCCCACCAACTTGCTGACATTGCCGCCGGCATCGTCACGTAGCTGTACTGCTGTATCTTGCCACTCAGGCTTGCCCAACAATTTAACTTTGCTGTTGTAGACATCAATAGTAATGTCGCCAAACTGTAACTGTGGACGTTTGATATCCATCACTTGTTTGGTCATTTCAACTACGTTTGAACTAACTCCAAAGTTTAAAAAACTAGTGCGAAAGCGGAATTTTAGCTTGGGCATCAACAGACCCTGCGCACTGGCGCTCTGGCCACTGGCCAGGGGTACTGTAAATTTTGTTAAGGATGCTACTGCCATATATATCTCCTGTTATACTTATTTATATGTTTTATCAACTGCCCAAGTTACCAATACTGCCGGGGTTCAACAATCTTATTGGAATATAGATGAACTCAACACTCTTCATTGGTTCAATCGCAATGTCCACATATAGTTCGTTACGAGCAATACGATCTGACGTGTTGTTGCTTGTATCGCAAACTACTAGGTAGTCGTAAATACCGCGCTTGGCCACTAGATCATTTAAAGCACCCTCAATAATAGCCTTGATCTGGTCACGTGTAATCTTGTCGTTAGGTTCAAACAAGAAACCGTTACCTGTCTTGGCTAGTATTGTGCGAATGTAGTTAACCAATCTTGCTACGTTGACACGGTCCATAGAGCTAGTAGTTGGATTACGGGTTTTCTGTCCCCAAACAACCACACCAGTTCCAGTGATAATAGTTACTGGGTTGATTTTGATTGTATACAAGCTATCACGCAAGCTCTGACTGATACCAGTACGTTGGAATTCACCAGTGGTAGCGTTCAGGTAACCTAGATCAGTTACGTTGTCAACTAAGCCACGACGTACACCAGCTGGTGCAAACCACTGATATGCCAAGTTGTCGTTACGGATGTAAGTACGCAGAGCCATGTGACTTGGTGGAACCATAATGGGGTTACCCTGTGCGTCGTTACTCAAACCACTGGGGTAATATACTGCTAGGTATGGATCAGCAGTAGTCAAACCACCTTCTGTTACACCATTGCTCCAGTTTGTTAGTCCAACAACGTTGGTGCTCAGGGTCATTGGTGTGTCACCAATAACAAATGCTGTGTTAGCACGGTCATTGTTCAATGCAACCATATTGCTGATAGCTTCTGGATATCCAGGAGCAGCGATTAGGTTGTATTCAAACTGATCTTCACGGATCTGTGTGTTGCTGTCAACTGCGCTCTTGATTGCTTCTACAATCATTGCACGTTGTGCCTGATGACCAGCATACATGCTGCCATCATTCTTGTTGCCACTTGCACTGACCCAGGCACCAGCTTCTAAAATATCCCAGTATGCGCTGCCAGCGGATGGAGTGTTACCAACGTTTGACCCAGCTGACGAGACAAAAATATCTGTGCCATATATTACTCTGGCACCAGAAGCGTAAGTAGTTCCTGCTGCATAAGCACTGATGTCGCCATTGTAACTTGCATAAGTGAAGTAATCACTAACAAAACGCTTGACGTTATAGCCACTGCGACGTGTGTTAAACAATAGGATACCACGTGGGTATAGTTGTGGATCTGGACAATCTAGATCAACATAGTTTCTGGTGTCGTCAATTAAATCAGTAATAGCTGGCAAGGAGCCAGATATTGGATCAGTAGTTCCAGTAACGTCCCAACGAGCGTCAGCAAATATGATACCATTCTGACTGATCTGGTCTGTGTTATCAATAGCAATCCAACTCGTACCATTGTAACGGTATAAGTTAGGATAGTTTTCTAGATCACTGGTATCTAACCACAAGTCACCAGCTACCAATGCTGAATTATCAGATTGTGCTGTAGGTTCAGTGGCTGTTACAATAACACCAGCTGGACTGGAGTTTTGTAGGTTATAACCACGGGCATCAGCAGCTAAACTGCGATAGCTCTTCCAGGCCTGACCGTCGTTTACTAAAATATCTACAGAAGTAGCATCGTTATAATACCACAATGTACCATCAGATGGATTAGCTGTTGGCTGTGTAATACTGTATGTATATTCTAACGAATCCCATCCGCTGATAAACACAGTGTCGTCAGCTAAAACTTCAACATTATCAAGATTTGCAGCAGAGGTAAATCCAGCTGAGTTCAGATAGTTGGTTCCACCCACTGGCTCCATAATAATATTGCCACCGGCTGTGTGTGTAATGCTGATAGTACCGTCGCTTTCCACTGCGGCCGTAACGTAAGGTACGTTAGCTGCTAAGATGGCAGCAACAAATACCGAAGCACCACCAGTAGAACCAAATGTAATTGTATAATTACTGCTGTAGACCGAACTGTTAATTGTTGATGCTCTTAGTAGGATAGTGTCGCCCGATACAAACGCACTTGATGCTGGCACTGTACTGGCTTTTGCCGTTACTGCACCTGATACAGTTCTAACACGTGGGCGATAGCTGCCCATGTGCAGAGTGGCGGTTCCGGCGAGGTTTGTGTCCTGGATCATAAAGATGGTACCTACACCCACATTGGCACCACCACCAGCTGGATCCAAATTATAGTTTGCTATAGTAGAGTTGCGGTATGACGACACTGCTTGTGCAGTCCAGGTTTGTGTTAGTGAATTATATTTTTTAAACGAAAAGTTGGAGCCGCTACCTAATGAACCAGTTTTCAACCACAATGCGCCACTGGGTGCTGGGTATGTACCATTGGTATCCCACTGAGGTGCGCTGGCATACGATCCGTAGTATACACCGACTGGTCTTGATCCAACAGTTGGGCTAGAACCCAGTGTATTATATGTACCAGCAGTTAATCCCAATTGTGTTAACACTGTACCAGAAATAGTAATCCGTCCATTGGTTGTTGAACCATCGCTTTCACTATTTTGTGTACCGTAAATTGCAAGTTTACCATTCAGGGCTGTTACAGTTACACCAACCACACTGGCCGCTGTAAGTTCAGCCTGGATTTCAGTTGCTGCTGTGGCTATTGATGTTCCTGACGATATGGTTACTGATTCACCGTTAATAACGATTGTACCAGTAGACGTTGTGGCTGCCGTAGCAGTACCAACCAATGTAGGCCAAGAATTTTCCCAAGCAGTTGATCCCACAGGAACCCACTTGTTATAGTAAGCAAAACTGGTTGTTGTGTTTGCGCCGGCTTTGTAGAATATGCGGTTAGCGGAGGTTGTAGCAACAACAGCATAGCTACCAATCTGTCCAATACTGCTCAGCGGAGTTGGCTCATCAGTTAATGAATCAAAAGTTACATCTGATGTGTCGGATTCGCTGGTAATAATTATAGGTGACTTGTTGGTAAAGGCCTGAGTTGTTTTGTCCCACTCATAGATACCCCAAGTAGTGGTGGCTAGATCAAACCAATAAGTGTTATTAGGTACGTCACCACTGGGGCGAACTGATGTACCAGCCAATTGATCTAAGTCAATGTCAGCACGGATAGCATAAACACGATTGCCCAGGCCCAAAGCACTGTAAGCGGCCATTAGACCATATTCGTTACGCTCATCACCGTGGATTGGTGTACCAGCGGCTGTCTGCTTGAAGCTTGGGTATCCTAAAGCAGTTACCAACTCACGCTGACTACCAAATATTTGTAATTGTCCAGCGTTAGCTGCGCTTGTTCCAGACGCCACTGAGCCATTGATTGTTTTGTCTTGTCCAGTTGCTAGAAAGAGTAAAGGTACAGTACCAACTGCTGCTGATACGTACTGGCTTTCGTCAGTAACTGTGATTTGTAAACCTGGGGATACTAGTGCCATAGCATTATTCCTTTATTAATACGCTTGTAGATATTTATTAATATACTCATTTTTCTAGTGTTTATCGTGCCCATAATTATGGTTTATAGGTAAATACTGGTATGAAACCCAGAGCAATTTGTCCTAAGTGTAACCAGAGACCCGTGGCTATTAACAGTCATAAGAAAGGCGTCACATATTATAGAAAAATGTGTGATATGTGTATACGCAGTGGTAAAAAGTTGACAGCAAAACCCCCGGCCTGGCACCTGGCTGGATATAGAAAAAAGCCACAGTGCGAACGCTGTGGCTTTAAATTTAAATATGCGGAACAATCAGGTGTATTTCATATAGACGGCAATCTTAAAAACAATAACTGGGCGAACTTAAAAACTGTCTGCTTAAACTGTCAGCACGATGTAATCAAGAGTCGCTTGGGTTGGCGGCAGGGCCCGCTAGTACCAGATTTCTAACACTGGTGTATAGTTCATCAATACTGCCATCATTGTTTAATTCAACATCAAACTCAGTTCCTGCCCAGGCTGTTTCGCTGGCATGGATCTTGTAGTTTTCCAGGACAGCTTTGTTGCTGGCCCAGCTTAGGTTGCGTGTGGGACCGCGGTTGACCACCACTGCTGCTTTGAACCATTCGGGATCAGGACCGCGACGAGTGCGCACAATAATACCACCAGCGTCACGAATACTACTGATCTCGTTGGGAAAGCGGCAGTCGCTGATAACAATGTTGTCTGTGGTGTTGCGTAGTTTGTTTTCCAGGCTTGTTATCCAGATATTGTCGTGGAAACCGCGTCTGCATACTTCAGTTCCCCACTGCTGTAGGATATATCTGGGGGTTAGATTTGAGATTCCTAATTTTTGGGCCCACCAGGGGTCCACTTGTTCTCGCCACTCACGGGCCTGCTTGGTGCGACCTTCTAATAAGGTACGGTCCCAGCCAAATACTGCGGCCACTGCGTCTTTGAGGGTTCCTGCGAAGCTTTCACGACGAAATTCGTGAAAGTTAACGAGATAGTCGGCTACTGTGTCCTTTCCAGAACCAATCAATCCGCAAATTCCGATAATCATTGAAATACTCCTGTTGCCGTATTATTACATACAGCTAACCCAGTGTCAAGTTTTAGATTAACCAGTTACCCAGGTCAGGGGAGTTGATCCATCTACGTAGGTCTTGAGATCTTCTTCCAGTTTTTCCATCTCAGATTGTGCTTCTGACTTTAAGGCGTCGCCGTTTAGACTGGTTCCACCCTGTGGGCCCACAATGCTCTGGAATTTACTGCGAGCTTCACCCAGGATACGCTTGGCAAAACTGTAGGCATACTCTTGTATCCAGGGAAACGCATAAGTATCGCTCAGTATCATCTGATCTGGCTTGACGTTGTATATGTGTAACAACACACTTTCAGCCTGATCACCAGCGTAGCCAAATGGCATTTTACGCACAATGGTCAGCTTTTTAGTAACTGGGTTGAATGTGAAATTCATAAAGCCACCGAACATACGCATGGCCAACTTCTGATAGTCTACGAATAGTTCGTAGTTGGTTAATCCACCCACACGCCCAGCCACCAACATGTATGTGTTCAGATATCCTGATGCAAATGGCTCAAACTGGCTGGCAGTAGTTCCGGTCACACTTCCAATACCACGACGGTGAATCTGTTTAACTGTTTGTATCTCAGGGGGCAGTATATATTCCTGTGTTTCTGGCAGTAGATCTAGAAAAGCATAGCTTTCCTCAGTGCTGTTGCTGGCACGTTGACGATATTTTACCAGGGCTTGTTTAATAGCCATCTCGTAGTGTTCTTTGTCCAGCTCTACGTCCACTATACCGTCACCCAGACGCATACGGATATAATCAGTGATTTCAGCTCGTTTGGAGTCTGTTGTGGGTAGCACACTTCCGTCAAACGCAATCTCGCCAGGCCCGGATCCAGCTATATTGCTATATAGACTTTTGGTGGGCAGACTGCCGCGGGCTGTTAGGTTTCCGGTGATTACCGGGGTGGTGGCTGGAATACTGGGCATGTGTTAGTTCCTTATGCCAGTATTTAGCAGCCACCTGACCATTATTCCACTTTGAGCAGTATGATGTCAGTGCTGATACGACCGTTTAATTTGGTGTCAGTAGCACGAATATCTTCCAGAAATTTACGTAGCTGTACCTTGGTTGCTTTGCGGAATTCCTGTAACTTCTCGTCTGGCTTTCTGAGTGTCTTGCACACACTTTTAGCCTCGTCGTAGCCCACGATGCTGGTGCCTTTGACGCCCAGGCTACCAATGTGACTGTCAGCTACATACTTGCCCAGTTTGCGAGTTTTGGTATTAAAGATCCACAGGGTGGTGGCACCAATAATATCTGCTGGATTGATACTGACCAGTTTGAGGGTTTTGTCCTCAGTGGCGTATTTCAGTTTATTGATCAGTTTTTCCTTGCTGGGAGCCTTTTTAACTCGAGCCTTTTTAGTCTGTTTTTTAACGCTACGATATTGCTCAATAGCAGTCATACAGTTGGTCAGGAAAGTCAGCAGTCGCTTGAAGTCAGCTGCCTTATAATGACGGTAGCCCTCAGTCAGTTGCTCGTCTGTCTTTTGCGATGCAGCCAGTAGTTCTTCAGCACGAGCAGCCAATACGACCTCATACTTGCCCAGCTGACTCTGTGGCACAGCATTGGCAGTTAGAAAATCGTAGAACTTGAAACCAGTTTTACCAGCAACAGCATCGTCATAATGACCTTCCAGTTCACCCAGGGTCTCAGCAGTCTTTTCGTTCATGCGATCCTGGATTGTGGGTTTGTATGCCACTTGTTCAGGTGTTTTGACGTCCTCAACGACTTCGTCACCAGCCAGTTCAATACTAAACTGAATGGCTTTACGCAGGTAAGTCACATGACGTTCTTTCAGCGGCATACCTTGACGATGTGCCATGATCAACGAGCAAGCTGTCATGGTTAATGTACGATCGGGACTGCGTATAAACGCACTGAGTTCTGCTTT